CCCTGAATTCCTTGAATCCGTAGCCGACGAACTTGACGGTGTAAATAGTCTCAAAATATACGCTAGTGATGGAGAATTAGTGTGTAGTATTGATGAACCTTTGGCTTCGTCAATAATGAACACTGCTGTGAAACATTATGTAGAGCGTGCGCTGAAGGAAGCATTGGAAAGTCCCAACTCCTAAGTAAAGGCGGTGCCTCATGTGCCTCATATTTTATATCGCTGGTGTTTTATCTGGTTACATCACATGGAGGCTGGTCTCAGCCCCGTATCTCTGGGATGCTGAAGAAGAAGCCAAGTCGTGGCATAGACAATGGGAATCCCTCAAGCAAGAGATGGATCGCCAAACCGAAGATTAATAAATGCTATTGACTTTTCTGTTTAGTTCCGTTATTATTAAGGAATGAGCACAAACACCAATACGAAAATGGATGTGCACTGGTTTGATCGCGCTATTTGTCGTGGGAAATTACATTTATTCTTTCCCAAGGTTGCAGAAAGACCAGAAAGACGAGCAAGGCGCGAGGCAGAAGCCACCACGCTTTGTCGGCAATGTCCCGTATCTGCAGAGTGCCGAGAGTACGGCAGGAACAACCACGAGTACGGTGTGTGGGGCGGAGAAACCGAGATAGAGCGCCATGAGGCAGGATTTGATTTACCCGCAATCATCGGTATTCGGAATAGAAAAGTTTTAAATAAATCCACCTGAGAAGGTTGACAATCTGCCAGTTGTACGCTAAAGTGTTCCAAAGAGATTTATCCAAGGAGCAAACAACATGGCACACGACCTAGATTCAACAAAAGCAGGAAAAATCCGCATGGCTTACGCCGACCATGAGGTCCCCTGGCACCGCCTTGGAACACCCATGAAAGGTCTCCAAACTGCAGAAGCAATGCTTGAAGCAGCCGATGCCGATTTCCATGTTGCTATCGCCGGCGTCGCAGCCGTAGACGTAGACGGACAAGTAATCCTTGCCCCCGACGGAAAACCACTCATGGTTGAAGATAGTCGCGCAACTGTCCGTATCAACAAGGACGGGACTTACGACGCCCTCTCAACCGTGGGTACACGCTACGTAGTACAGCAAAACCTTGACTGCATTAACAGAGCCCTAGACATCGTCAACTCACGAGGCGATGCCATCGTGGACACATGTGGCGTGCTCAAAGGCGGTCGTGAATTCTTCGCATCAATTGACCTCGGCGGACTAATCATTGATCCGACAGGAGTGAACGACAGAATCGAACGTTTCCTTCTCGTGCGCAATGGACACGACGGCAAGACACCAATTACATATGCAAATACTTCGGTTCGTGCAGTATGCAAGAACACCGTGATGGCTGGAATGAAGTCGGCGCTCCGTGTATTCACTGCACGCCATACCCGCAACCAAGATTCAGCAATCAACGAAGCAAAAAGTGTTTTAGAGTTGTCAACTGAATGGGCAGAAGAATTTCAGCGGACAGCAGAACTTATGCTCTCTATCAATGTTCCTGACAAATCACGCAACCTTGACAAAATCATCAACACAGTATTCCCCTCACAAAAAGGTGAGACGGATCGTCAAAAGACAAACCGTGAAGAAATCATCTCCGTGGTGCGGGGCTTGTACCCGTCAGCAAAAAATGCTGGAGGATATGGTTATAACGGTTGGTCTGCATATAACACAATCGCCGAGTACTTTGATCACTATCGTGACGCTAAGCCCGAAGAACGAGCAATGTCATCAATGGACCCGAACTCCTGGGTTACTAAGAAGAAGCACGAAGCACAGTCTGCGATCCTCTCCCTGATCTGACTTCCTGTATGCGACAATGTACTGAGGCTCATTTTATGAGAGGATGGTGTTCGCATGGATGAGAATTCTGACGAACAAGATGAAGAAATGACACGAGGCGAGTTGCTTGATTTCTTGGGGGATTTCATAAGTCAACATCGCGACGCCAACACCCTTTACCGAGATCATCTATGTGCAATCCTCATTGCTCGTGTTCACGACGAGTTTGGTCATGAGGGACTCTGCAATGTGATGAGTCAAATGGATTTGAAAGCCAACTGGGTGTCTGACATTATATTTGAAGCATCAGATTTTGATAATGCTCTCTTCAAGCGACACGGGACTTACGACGACGAGATTGTTGAGAAAGCCCGCAACACGAAGGCAATGATTGAACTTAACAAGAAGATTTGGCGTCTTCGCCGTCGCTACTCAAACATTATCGTTGATGAAGTGATGGAGAATAAGAAAGTCACGGAAGTAAAGGAAGACTGATGTCTCGCTTTTGGGGTCGCATTATGAAAATGGTTCCTCCTTTTAAGGGGAGCAGAGAAGATGCTGAAAAGAATTTCTTAACACATACTTGGCGTACTGTTGATCTTGAACAACGTTTCGGCATCCCCAACTTAGGGAAGGTCGTTGAGTGTTCTGTATGTAGTGTTCTTTCTGAAACTACTTCCGCAGAGTGGCCCTGTGGCGAAGCCCCGGCACCCATCAACTTCAACGACATCGCTGACAGTTACTGATTGGTCTGGTTAAATGCGGAGCCCCACTTGTCGGGGGTGACGAGTGGGGCTCAACGCTTGCGAGGGATATGGGGGTTTCCCTCTAGGTACATACTACCGTACCCTACGATGAATGTCAATGCATATACAAAGATTCTTCAATTAATTTGAGAACAATATTAGATGCGTTGTTGTCGTCAAAGACAATGTCACCTTCAGTTGCTACATTAACAATCTTTCGTTTCTGTTCAATAAGAGCATAAATGTCCTCATCAATCGTCCCGCTCGTCATCATATAGGTAGAGGTAACTGAACCTAACTGCCCAAGACGGTGACACCGAGAATAAGTTTGATCCACATCCGCTGGAGTCCAAGGCAACTCAACAAACAAAACTTCCTGTGAAGCAGTAAGCGTATGTCCAGTCTTCGCTGCCTGAATAGACAACACAATCACCGGGGCTTCTTCGCACGAAAGAGTTTGGAACTTATGTTTCGCATCCTCAACATCATTAACATCCATACCCCCTTGAATCTTCAAACCACCAAATCGTTTTGCTATTTCATCAACGATGTCTCTGTGGTGAGCCGCGACTACAACTTTTCTTCCCTGATCTACTCGTTCTTTGATCCATTCTTCTACGACAGGCATCTTTGCTCGTGCGGCGATCTTGCGAAGAACACTCATTTTTACTAGATGTTCGTTTGCTTCTGCTTTGAGCCGTGCGGATACTGCGGCAGCCCCGATTGGCAAGTTGAGTTCTTTAGCAATCTGTTTTGCTCTCTCAATAAGATAGGCGACGATGTCTGCTTCAGCCTTTGCGTATTCTTTCATTGCTGTCGGCGAGCCTTCTACGGTTATGGGTGCGTGTACTACTGGGGGAAGGTCGGTCATCACTTGGTCTTTTGTTCTTCTGATATAACAAATTGAACGAAGTTTTTCGTTGAGTTCTTCTAGGTTGGAGTGACCTTCAAGATGCCATTGTCCCCATTTGTCTTTGTGTGCTCCGCAGTAGCGACGATAGAAGCCCCATAGCCCACCAAACTTGTCTAACTGACCGAGGATGTCTAGTTGTGGTGCGTATTCGGCGGGTCGGTTTGTGACTGGAGTCCCGGTGAGGCAGAGAACAACTGCGCTCTTGTTTGATTTGGTCATCTTCTTTGCGGACTTTGTGCGTTGCGCGTCGGGTGATTTGCAATAGTGTGATTCGTCAAATACGTAAGAATTGTGGTTGTAGAGTTGCTTTTCCCACGCTGTTATGTTAGGATATCCAACAACAACGACATCGTATGTCCCAAACATCGGAATCGTTTTGCGATCTCTAATAACTTCTACGATTCGTTCAGGGAAGAACCTGTTGTACTCCTTCTTCCAGTTCAACACAAGACTTGAAGGGCAGACAACAACGGCGGGGTAGCACGGGGCTACGTCTTCTGTTTCGGACTGTAGGTGTAGTGACTCTAGGGTTGCCATTGCTTGGATTGTGTTATGCGTAACAATAAATTCGTCGGTCACATAGAGATGGTCGGGGGCATCTACCGCAATGCACTGCGCTTCTTCATCATGTGAGTACTTAATGGATTCTATGTATCTCATTGGCTCGTATTTAGTTGGCCTAACATAACTATCTATTTTTCTTTGCAAACGGAATGGTGTCATTGTCGATGGCAGTTTGACATTTATTCGGTAAGAAAGTTTTCCTTTGAGTTTCACACCCTTATACGTATATGAAGGTATTCTTGTCGCAACACGAGCGATACCACCAAGTGACTGGACGAGTTCAACCATCCCATCAGCCAAAGATTTAAGCGATGTAGAATACTCTGTGTGACATTTGCCAGCGTAGCCGTCGGTATCCATTAATCCCTGAATGATGGCGAGCCTGGATTCGGGGCTAGACCTGAGATATTTTTCTGGGATATGTTTGTTCTGTATTAGCCCAAGTTCTCTTAATAATGTTCTTAAACCGATATATGTTGTTGTTGTTGACCTATTGTTTTCTTGTTTGTCTGCTCTACCCGCTGGATAGATGTCACTAAATTTGTGATGTATCTCGTCATCCATACTTGTAATTTGACCATTAAGCGAACTCCCATCTCCGAGCCAACAGCCCAATAAGTATGGGTCTATTGGAAGTTCATCATTTTCGTTCTCGTAATGTACTGGTTCTACTAGCGGGATTTGTAAACGACGATTGCCATTAGCCAAAGAAATAGCAAGAGACATATGGTAAGTCCTGCCATTCTTATTTTGCCGAGTAAGTGTTTCTTTGCGTATTATTTGACCTGTTGTTACCGTGAACCATTCACCATCAACTTTTGTGACAGTTGGAGTACGCACTGTCCAAAGATGTTCTTCCCCAGCAAGAGTTGAAGAACCATCGTTAAAAGTGACGCGATACAGAGGTTTGATTCCTTGCGGATATACGTTTGTAACTTCTGTTGGTCTGCCGTTTTGTCCAGTAACAAACATGCCAGGTTTAATGTCACCCATCTTAACCCACCCTGTTGGTGTTAATACCAAGGACGATAATGCTTGTAGTTTGCCAAGTCCCATCTCATCGGCGATGAATACTCTCCGTGCGTGTGAGGCATAAGAAACTCCTGCTCTTTGGTAGCCGAGGAGTGTTCCGTTAAGAGAGGGGATGTGTACTTCTGCATCCGTTGAACGGCTTGCGTCAAGAAGAACATTTAGTTCTGTTCTCATCTTGTTGGCTAGTACTACTACTTCTTCAGGAACATTCTGTCGGAAGGTGGTCGCCCATTTGA